CATTTATGGCATAAATTGTGTGTGATGGATCATTTTTTATTTTTACAGCATCTCCAATTTCAAATTTTGGTATATGAACTTTACGAACATAATTTTCTTCATATTTTCTTAAAAATTTCATAAATTATATTTTTTGGTTTATTTATATTTATTTCTAATGCCATTCTTGTTAATCTCATCTGTTAATTCTAGAATATTGTACCATTTTTTTAAATGTTCTAAGTATTCAGGGGTTGATTTCATTTCTGGATATTTTTTACCCAATTCTCTCAATTCGTCTGTCCATTTTTCTATGTCGTTCTCATTTTCAAAATTAATTTCAAGATTATTTAATTCTTCTAACCATTTAGCATCTGATGTGTCTAAAATTGGTGAACTACCAGTCGCAGATGTGATATAGATTTCAAATTTTTTCAAATTTTTCATTAGATCGTATTTTTTATGTATATATTAATTTTAAAATAAAAAAACCTTCCGAAGAAGGCTTTTTTATATTTTAATATTATCATATAATATTTTTTTATATCCAGTTGGTAAATATCTTCCATCTAATCTTGTTAATATTCTAGACATTTTAATTTTTTCAGTTAATTTATCTTTGAAATCTTCATCTTTATTTTTTCTATAAATTGTTAAAATTTCACATAGATTATCTATAAATTCATCAGAATCAAAATCAATATCTTCTGGATATCTTTGCTTGTACATAGAATATACTGTTGCAGAACCTTTTACACCAATACCTTTTGTTTCTTTTGTGAATTTAACTACACTTAGAATATTATCACCAACATCACCAGCAACTAATTTTCTAAAATAGGATTCTTCTTTATTAATTGGTACAACTTTAGCTTTATTTGTTACTTTATGAAAAAAGTTCATAAAATCAATATTATCATCTGCTAAATCAAAAATATCACCTTCTGTCGTATCTTCAATGTGCTGTAAGAAAATACTATAGTTTTGTGGCATATAAAGTTTTTCATCTTGAAACTTATGATTATAAATGAAGTTAATATAGTTTTCTGTAGTACTAAATTTTAATAATTGATGAATATCACCATCATTAGTTAGTATTAAGTTTGAACCACCTTCTTTATTTGTTTCACTTACAATATGTGCTATAATATCATCACCTTCAAATGGATCTATCTGATATTGAATACAATTGTGTCTATGTTTTATACTTTCTTTGAATTTATCAAAGGTGTCAAATACAAATTCCCAATCAATATCTAAATCTTTTTTTCTTTTACCTTTATATTCAGGATATATATTCTTTCTCCAGCTTTTTTTACTATCTGAAACGACATAAATTACATTGAAAGGATAAGCGTTAGTTATATTGTTATAATCATTTAATAATAATGTTTCCAAGTCACCGTAAAGTGTTCTTAATTTATGTAAAATGAATACTGCCCTATACAAAAGGTAATTTCCGTCACAGACTAAGTTAAGTCTAATCATTTATTTATATTATTTTTGTTTTATATATCATTTTTTCGGTGATTTGTTTAATTAGGAACTTCATTTATTTATATATACTTTATAGTTGATGGTAACTATAAAAAATAATTTAAATAAATGATATTAACAGAAAAAGTAAAAGTAAAAATAAACAGTTATAATTTTAAGCATTTTAATGAATTAGGATATAATGTGAGAAAAAATGATATTATAGAAATTAAAACAAATGAATTGTTGAGATATAGTGAAGTTATAATTAATACAAAATGCGATATTTGTGGAGACGAAAAAGAAATGAAACACTCTTATTATAATTTGACATGTGATAGAAATAATGGAAATTATTGTTGTTTTAATTGTAGATCAATTAAAACTAAAAAAACTAATTTAGAAAAATATGGTGTTGAAAATGTCTCACAATCAGAAAAAATAAAAGAAAAGAAAAAAGAAACCAATTTAAAAAATTGGGGTGTTGAAGTTGTATTTCAATCAGAGCAATTAAAAGAGAAGTTTAAAAAAATTAAAAAAGAAAAGTATGGAGATGAATATTTTACAAATAGAGAAAAATCTAAAGAAACTTGTTTTAAAAATAATGGTGTTGAGTGGCCAACTCAATCAAAGTCAATTTTAGAAACTAGAAATTTGAATAATAAAAATAAATATAACGTAACAAGTTATACACAAACTGAGGAATGCCAAGATAAAATTAAAAAAACTTGTCTTGAAAAATATGGCAAAGATTCTTATTTAGCAACGGATGATTGTCAAATAAAATCAAGAAAAACTTGTAATGAAAAATATGGTGTAGATTATCCTTCACAAAACTTAGAAATTCATAAGAAACAATTTCCAAAAATGAAAATGCATGAAAATGGAATTAAGTATCAGGGATCTTATGAAAAAGATTTTCTTGATTTATGTGAAAAAATGAAATTGAATGTTATTAGAGGTAAAATTATTAAATTTAAGCATAAAAATAAAGATAAAATTTATTTTTCAGACTATTATCTGAAGGATTTTAATTTAATAGTTGAAGTTAAATCTTGGTATACCTATGAATTACACGAAGAATTAAATTTAATTAAGAAAAAATCAGTATTAGATCAAGGTTATAATTTTTTATTTATAATTGATAAAAAATACGATGATTTTTTATCAATTACAAATTAGTTTACAACATATTTCATATGAGATGCGTGAGGCGCATTATCTGAACCAATATATGTATAATAGATTTCTATTGATTCCAATTCATTATCTAATCTTTCAACCTTTCCAGTTGTTTCATTAATCTTCATATTTGGCTTATAATTAAATTTAACTGCTGGTTCTTCACCTAGTAAATTTCTTAAACCATGCTTAATGTCATTTGTTCCAGCGTGACTTAAATTTATATTATTATAAATATAATCATTTATAGCTTTTTCTTTAAAAATCTTGATATCATCCATTTTTTGTTATTATTTTTTAGTATATATTTAAATTTGTCTACCCTGTTGATAATCTTTTTCTTTTTCGGTCTTTTAGAGAATTTTTTAGGCTTAGCTGTATATTTAAAATCTAAATAAAAAAGATGTGGAGTTGGTCCTGCTAATGGTTGTACTGAAATTAAGCCATCGACAAATTCATCGTCTGGCAAAACAACATTTGGTTCTTCTCCTTTAAGTTGTTTAAGTTTGTTTAATCTATCTTGTTTTTGTTTTTGTTTTTTTGATTGTCTCCATCCACCCATACCAATTGTTTGTGCTGCAACTTTCATGGATAATGGTAGTAAAGGCATTGAAGGATCCCAACTTGATGTTTGAATTGGTTGGTTTTTTAGCCATTCATCATGTTCTTCTTGTGTGAGTGTTGTTTTTCTTGACCAATCTTTTTGTGCTTTATCAAGTCCTTCAAGCAATCCTAATTTTGACCATTTATCATAAGTTTTTTCTTTATCAAGCATTATTTATTTTATGATTTTTTTCCTGTTGGTATATACTTTCCCAATATTCTTCCTCAGTATAATTATTACCCCAAATAAATATCTTCCAACCAATTGAAGCTAAAAACATTTTTATTTTTGTAATAAAATTGAATTTTCCCATTATATTTAATTTTTTTAATTTTTGTTTTCTTATCCTTCTCAATTTTTGTTTCTCTGTTTCAAATAAAATAAAATCCCTAGGGTTTGATATTGGTGTTACACTAATAATATCACAACCAATTGGTCTAATATTGAAATTTTTCACCATGTCATTTCTTTAATGTTTCTTTTATGTCTGTTAGATAAGATATTAAATGTAAAACTGGATCTATTGTTGATGAAAATTCAGCATTATAAGATTTTTGTAATCTAACTAAGTTTGCACCTTGTTTTATTAGATTTTCATTGTCAATACTTTGTATTCTATTAAATAGTGGTCTACCTAATGCTTTCATTAATTCTAATGGGTTATCATTAAAGTTATTAACAACAAAAGAATAGTTTTCTTCAATATTATTTCCACCATCCATTACAAATTGAAAAATGTCATCATAACCAGAAGCATTTAAGTTTTTAAACTGATCTGTGTTATTTGTCACAAAGACTTCTTGCAATTTTTGTGTGGCTTGTCTTAAATCTGGAAAATTAAGCATGATCATTTTTCTGATTTCTTCATCAGTAATAGATATTGTGTTTTTTGTTGCAATTGCCTTCAGATATTTGAAGTACATTGATTGAAGATAGTCTGTTTCTTCTTTTGTCTTAGGATCAAAATCTACTTTGATAAATCTTGAAAGTACTTTCTCATCAATCTTTTGAATATAGTTAGTTGTTAGAATAAACCTGACGTGTTGATATTTATCTGAAAATCCTTTCATAGCTTTTTGGTATTCAGCAGATACACCATCAAACTCATCAAGAAATATGGTTTTTTGTGCGTCTTTACCAGCAAATGGATTTAGAGTTTTACAATGTTTTTGTAAATGATCTCTAAGAATATCCACACCAGTATCTTGTGAAGCGTTGAATTCTATATTGTCTGTGTCTTTACAAAGTATTTTTGCTAATGTAGTTTTTCCTGTGCCTGGAGTATCACTATAGAAAATCATATTAGCTTTTATTCCATCTTTAACCAATTCTTTGATTCTTGGAAGTAATATTATAGTATTTAGGCTTTTAGGCTGGTATTTATACCAGAACATATCTGTTTTAAGACTCATATTTATTTAGTTTTAGTTTAAATAATATATGATAAAAAACAATAAAGGTTTAATAGAAAAAGCCTTTTCAGGCTTTTTTATAAATTGAATTTATCTCTTTTTTGTATTAATTCCCATTTCTCTATGTTTAAAAAATGTTCATCAAATATATCTTTACTCATATTAGTAAATCTACCATCGTCATAAGATACTTTGACTGAATTTTTTTGTATTTTATATTTATAATCTAAATTTTTAAAATAATTAAGTCTATTTTTGAATTTAATAGCTTTTATACATTTACAATCACCTTCAGTATTTAGATTTTCTTCAAAGGTTTTAATATGCATAATTATTTTAGATTTTTTAGTTCAGTTTGAACTTGACCGTGTATGTTTAATGATAATGCAGCTTTGCTAACAGTGTATGATTTAGCTTTATACATTACATTATAAGATGATTTCAATGCTTTTTTTATTAATGCTGTGCCAATATTTTTATCATTTTCGTCTACTATTTGTATATCAGATCCAACGTTAAATTTTACATTTGTTGTATCTGTTTTAGTAATTTTAGCTTCATTAGTTTGCTCGTAGAATCCTTGAAGATGTTTCATAATAAAAAATTGTTTCTCTTATATATAAATTTTTTAAAATAAAAACATTTTCAAAAATGGCAAAATATGACTTTATTTTATTTATATATACTTATATAAAATAAGTGCTATAAAAAGTGAAAACATATCAAATAAGATTATTTCCATCAAACGAACAGATAACAACATTGAAAGAATTATCTGATATTCGTAAAGATATATGGAATAAATTGCTTGATATACAACATGATAAATATGAAATAGACAAATCTATATTTAATAAATTTGGATTAAATAATATGCTTCCTGAATTGAAGGATCAACATTCAGATTGGAAAAAATTAAATTCTAAAGCAGTTCAAACAATAGCAACAGAATTATATGGCTCATATCAATCTTTTTTTAGATTAATAAAAAAAGATAAAACTGCAAGACCACCCAATAAAATAGAAAATAGTTATTTTCATTCTTTAACTTGGAATCAATCAGGGTGGATTATAAAAGAAAATAATATGATAATTATCAACAAAATATTATTTGAATATAAATCAAATTTGAATATTAAAGATTTGAAAATAAAAGAAATAAGAATAAAATTTGTTAGAAATAAATGGTTATGTGATTTAGTGATTGATGAGAAGCCAGTATATGATGATAATATAAGTATAAAAACTAAAGTTCTTGCTATTGATTTGGGTTTATCAAAATTAGGAACAGGAATAGATAATAAAGGTGATATGGTTGTATTAAAAAACAAATCTAAAAAGATTAATGATTATTATCAGAAACAAATTGCTAAAATCCAAAATAAAAGGAGTAAAACCGTAAAAGGATCAAATAGGAATTTAAAATTAAAAAAGTCATTAAATAAATGTTATTATAAAAAAAATGAACAAATAAAACAAGCTCTACATATTCAGAGTAAAAAATTAGCGAATATGAACTACAACACAATTGTAGTTGGTGATTTGATGGTAAAAAAATTAATGTCAACAGAAGGAGTAAATGTGAATAAAAAAGGTATTAGGAAATCATTTCATTTTTCTAATATTAATATGTTTTTACAATTTCTTGCTTATAAGTGTCAAGCTAAGAACACCAATTTGACAAAGATAGATGAAAAATGGACAACACAAATTAATTGTTTGACAGGAAAATTATTTAAGAATAAGATTGAATTAAATGATAGACAAGTTCAATTATCAGACACCATAATTATAGACCGTGATTTAAATTCAGCCATAAATATATTGAATAGGTGGTTTGGAAATCATTTTGCTTCTATGAACGAGCCTTTAGATTTATCTAAAGTTCTTATAAAGTATAATCTTTGTGAGGAAACTATAAGTAGTTCATTAACAACTATGATTCATTGAATCATAACAAAAAACCTTGCAAATCATTGATTTACAAGGTTTCGTATTAACAACTATGAATTGATTAATGGGTGTTACACCCACAATATTATAGAGAATTTAATTTTAAAAGTTTCTTTTTTCTTTCTTTTTTTAATGATTTTAGATAACAAATATTTATCATGTTACTTGTGTGATTATTAAGTGCTCTATCTAATGTCGCAACCTTGTAATCTTTATCAAATTCTCTAATTGTATAAATTTCTTCTGAATACCAAGATATTAATTTTTCTGATTCTTTTCCAAAAAGATAACATTTCTTTTTTATTATCTTAACTTTATCACCAACACTAAATTTCATTTTTTTTTTAATTTTATTAATCTTATTGAGCTTTATACTTCTTAATGTTTGATTATCTGTTATTTCTATTATTTCAAAATCACAATCTTCTATTTTAACTTTTGTTGGATCAAGTTTTTTTAAAAACAAGTTTATACTATTCTCACAAGTTTTTTTATATCTCCATATTTTAGCATTTTCTAAAATACGTGTGTCTGTGTGATAAAATCCTATTGTATTTTTAATAAATTCTTTAACATAAAATGGTCGTGATGAACCTGATTTGTATATAATTTTTATGACAAACTTCCTCTGATATTTCATACAAGATTATTTTTTGCTGATGTCATTTTTTTATATATAAATAAAATAAAAAAGTTTTTTATGAGAGTAGGCGAAGAATATAATTATGATGATAATTTTGTTAGAATGACTACAATTGCTTTGTGTAAAGTTTTGGGTACAAAAGTTAGGTGGATTAACCGTTGGAGTGCTGGAAAAAAGATAAGGGTTTTATTGCCATTTTTTACTTCTTATGGTGGGCAAGAAAGATTTATGCTAGATGCTTTCGTTGATGATACTGTTGGTAATAGAGTAGAATTAAATACTGATCAAAAACAAAGAGGTGTTATAACATTTAAGGGCGGCTCTCAAAAAGATGATGAATTTGCTAATCCAAATCAATATTTATCAAAAGAAACTAAGATAAATGATGAATTTAGGGCAATTGTGAGTAGGACTAAAGCTGTTCCAATTACATTATCATATGATGTGCAAATTAGATTAGATAATGAATGGGAAGTTGATATATGTTATACTAAAATTTTAGATGTATTGTATAATTATAGATTTTTTAGTATTAGTTATTTTGGGATGAAGATAAATTCACATTTTAAATTACCATCTGATAGTGGAATTGAAATACCAAGAGAAATTAATATGTCTTCTGAGGGTATTATAACAATGAAATTTACATTAGAAATAAGCACATATTATCCAGTTTTTGATGTTATGAGTGATGATTATGAAATTTGTGATAATGATAATATTATAGATTGGAACTATCTTGGAATACTTAGACCAGACGGTACATTACCAAGTTCTGCTGGAATTTTGAAAAGAGTTTATTGGTTTCATAATTTTGGTGATAATTCAACAAAAGAAACTATAATAAAGGAAGGTGAAGAAACTAGACAGAATGAAATAAATAATATGGAATGAGATACTTAAAACAATTTGAAATCTCTAAAAGAAACAACAATTTATTAATTAATAAACCAGAAGTTGGTGATTTAGTTGTTGGATTTATAACTGCAAGAAACGGATGGAATCCAGATTTAAAGTGGTATCTAAATAATACTGTAGCAGAAGTAGAACATGCACCAACCTTCCAAAATGATAGTAAAAATATTTTTCTAAACAAGTGATTTTTGAAAAAAATGATATTTTTTTGTTTATATATAAACTCAGAAAAGAACTCAAAAATAAAAAAACCTGCAAGATACAACTGCAAAAATAAAAAAAAATAAAAAAATATGAAAAATTTAAAGTATGATTTGTTTAATTTCAAGAGAGAATTACCTATTGAAGATTATGAATTAAATGTAATTATGGAGAGATTTATTAATAATTACGATAAATATTCAGAAAAAGAATTAGTTGGTTCAGTTAAAGAAACATTAACTCCATTTTCTTGGGATGTTAAAGTTAAAAGATTAATTGAAGGATTAGAAGAAGAGATTAAAAGTGAGCCTTTGAATTACAATTTGAAGGATTTATACAAGAAAATTGAAAGAAAAAATTATGGACAAATGTATCGTCCAGCATTGAATTCAATTCTTAATATTATTAACATGAATGATAATGATACTAAAATGTCATCTATTGTTAATGAATTAGTAATTCACGATTGGATTCCAGAAGTTAAATTGTTCTTGAATGGTTATATGAATAATCCAATTCAAAGACAAAATTTAGTAAACTCAGGTAAGGCTTCAAAGGTATTTACATTAGTTGAAAAAACTGAAAATGGCAATTTAGTATTTATGAAAGATCGTTGGTTTTTAATTAATCAAGATGAAGTTAAGCAAACACTTTTAGAAGATCATATTAAGGATATTGACAAGGTTAGAGAATTTAGAATTTTAGAAAAAGTTATGACAATTGGTGATATTAAAGAGGATTCAATTTCTTTCAGATTAGATGAAAATTTAGTATTGAGCATTTCAACAAAGAATGATAAGGCTTATTTCTTAAATGAAGAAAAATTAGATAAAGAAACTACATTAGAGGGTTTATTTAATTCAAAAATTATTCCTTGGTTAAAGAAAGACTATTATGTATTATCAACTACAGCAGCTCAAAATATTGACAAATTCGTAGACTTAGATATAGCATTAAAAGTTGAGAATGCATTACATCCTTACCTAGAGTGCTATGTAGTAAATTATAAGGATAAAATGTATGTTTATAATAACGACGCAAGAACAGGCACAGCTTTCTATGAATATAATTCAGCAAATGATTTAATTAATGATGTTCAAAGAGAACTTGACTATGATTTAACAAAATTCTTAGACAATAAACTTTCAAAAGAAATCAAACACTTGAGAACTTTAGAGGACAAAGAAATGGAAGTTAAAGAAGCAATCAAACAAATTGACGCAGGCTTAGCACTATTAAAAGAACATGAAGAATTAGTAAATGAAGATGAAGCTTTGAAAAAAACTTTCAATGACCTATTAATTTCAAAACATGACCTTTATGAAAATTTGAAACAAATTAAAGAAGACAAGGTTAAAGCTAAAAGAATGATTTTATAATTAATTTACAATAATTTAGGAAAGGACTTTGTGAAAACAGAGTCCTTTTTTTAACTTTAAAATAAAAAATTATTAACTTTTATAAACTTTTAATTTCTAACATGATATAACATTTAAATTACTATTTTTATTTAGACTAAATAAAAATAATTTAAGGCAATAAAGGCTATTATACTATTATCATTTTAAAATTTTTATATATACTAAAAATCAATATAATATGAAAAAATCCCATTTTAAGTGGTCTAAAGAAGAATGTCAAGAAGAATCAATAAAGTATAATTATAAAAAAGATTTTATAAAACAATCTTATGGTGCATATCAAGCTGCACTTAGAAATAAGTGGATTGATGATATATGTTCCCATATGATACCAATAGGTAATGAATATAAAAGATTGATTTATAGAATTGTGTTTTCTAATAACGTCTGTTACGTTGGGCTAACAAGTAATTTTGAACGAAGAATTTCTGAACATTTAAATAAAAAAGGATCTGTTTATTCACATATAGAAAAAACAAAATCAAGTCCCATTATTATTGAAAAATTGACTGATTATATTTCTGTAAGCGAAGCTCAATTACAGGAAGAATATTGGAGAATAAAATCAGAAGAATCTGGATTTAAATGCTTAAATATCGCTAAAACAGGTGGAGTTGGCTGTTTTGATATAAAATGGACTAAATATGAATGCCAAAAAGAGGCAAATAAATATAATAATAGAAATGAATTTATGATGGGAAATCATTCAGCTTATAATTCAGCACGTAAAAACAAATGGTTGAACGAAATTTGCTCACATATGATTTTATTGCGTGTTAGTTGGACTAAAGATGAATGTAAAATAGAAGCATATAAATATAAATATAGAGGGGAATTTGCAAAAAGTAATCATAAAATATGGGGATTTGCAAAAAAGTATAATTGGATAGACGAAATTTGTTTCCATATGACACTGCTACATAACAGTTATAGTAAAGAGGAGTGTAAAAATGAAGCACTGAAATATAAAAACAGCAATGAATTTAAAATAAATAATCATAAGATATGGCAATTCTCACAAAAAAATAAATTTCTAGATGAAATCTGTTTACATATGATACCATTAAGAAATACTTGGACGGAAGATGAATGTAAAATAGAAGCTCAAAAATATAAAAATGTAACTGAATTTGCTAGAAATAAACGTAATATTTATGAATTTGCTAGAAAGCGAAAATGGATTGATAAAAAATTTTATAAAAATAATTAAAAATGAATGGCGAGATATATAGATGATACTGATTTTTACTTCGAAATTCTAATTTCAAAAGGGAAAGGAAAATTAACAAAAAAAGCTGAAAACATGATCATTAAGATTGGGGAAGAGATGATCAAAAAATTTGAAAGGAAATACAAAACATCAGATGACAAATTCGATTGTAAACAACAGGGGATCTTGATGATGCTGTCAAATTGGAGTTTATTTAATGAGAAGAAATATTCATCAGCATTTCCATATTTTTCTGAAATTTGTAAGAGAGGTATTGCAGGTGGATTAAATGTGATTTATCAGAAGAAAAACAACCAAGAATCGCCAAGAATGATAAGTTTAAGTCATTCAAATGAAGGTAAAGGATTGCATAACATATAAATCATTATAAATCAATACTTTGTGAATTTATTTAGATTACCTTCATACACTTTACCATCTATTATTCTTGTAGTTGACCAAAGTGGTTGAAGGTTATTTAATTCGCAAACAACTGAAACTTTTTCGTTTTTATCAAAAGATGATACTGGTTTTTTATGATCTATATGCCATTCTCCATAATTATCCCAGGACATACCAGGAGTAAATAATTTTATCATATATTCTTTAAGTTCTAATGCACTATATCCTAATATACCATTCCTTGTATTGTTGTTGTGCCTTTTCCTTATTTTTTTGGTAGTATTCTTTCCTCCATTTTTTTCTTTTTTCCTCTTTCTCTGGAGTTGTTGATTTTATTTTTATATTTTCTTTATTTTCCTGATAATATTCTTTATAATATTTTTTTTTTT